CAGCAACATATTAATAGTTTAGAAGGGTTATAATCATGGCAGATCTTATCGTAGCATTTTTGTTGTATCACTTTAACGCAAGCTATCTATGGTGGATCGGATACATCATTGTATTCACTATCGAGTTAGTGCAGGAACTTAACCATAGGGGGTATTATGATAACGATGTTTAAAAAGAAATCGAAACCATTGACTGAGGAACAGATCGAATACATCTGGATATCTATCTCAGAACAATTTGGTGATGAGTTTGATGAAATAAGCGTGATTGATTTAGTGAGGGCCGTGGAAGAATACCACGGAATAAAATGATATATCCGGTGGAGGTAATTGCTTTGGGGTTTTTATTTTTTACAGTGTTAGGCTTTGCATTAGGGTGGCTTTTTAAAGGGGAATACGATGAGAGTGTTGAGAAACGCGCACAGGAACTTCGCGATAGAGATATCGAGAAAAGAAAAATGGAGTATTTTGGTACTAGGGTGGACTCCGACTTACCGTTTAAGGATAACGAATAGCGACGTTGATCTTGAGTGGGAAGAGTACACAAAGATCTCAATCAAAGACGCGATACTTAAATTCTTAAACCCTATATTGGAAAGCAGTAGCATAGAAGCAACTGCAGAACGAGAACTTAGAAAACTATTATTGGAAGTTAGCCATGAAAAATAAAACGAACTACTCATACTACAAGATTGATACAGGATGCTACCCTGACATTGTTAAGCTATGCTTCACACGTGAACAGTTTAAGGAAGTGCTTGATGATCATAGTGTCACAGAAAAGATTGAAGCGTTGGAAGCAGGATGCGCTGAGACACATATCATCCAACTCAAGAACAACACGCAACTTATCGTATTGATATTCGATCTCGATGATATCTGTCGCTATGGTATCGATGGATTAGCAGGCGTTGTAGCGCATGAGGTATCACACTGCGTTGATCACCTTGCCGAATATATTAATGAAGAATCAAACCTATCAGGAGGCGAAACACGCGCCTACTTAACTGAACACTTCGTGAGTCAGATCTTTAAAGCGTGCATTTTAGAAAGAGATAAACATGTTGGAAAAAACCTTGGAAAGAAAATTACAGAAGGCTGTAGAAAAGCTTGGTGGAGTCTCTTTCAAGTGGATCAGCACAGTGACGGGGGTACCGGACAGGATAGTGATTCTAAAGACCAAGGTGTACTTCGTAGAGATGAAGACCCAATCTGGAAAGGTGTCACCAAGACAGGCGCTCATATTCCAGACTCTGGAAAAGCACGGGTTCCCAGTGGTGATATTAAGAAACGAGGAAGAGATTGAACAATTTGTTAACTCGAGATAACTTACACCCATATCAGCAGTCAGTCATCGAGCTTGCTCGTACAAAGGACAACATTGGCTTACTGCTAGACATGGGTTTAGGTAAGAGCTCGATCGTGCTCACCATACTGTCAGACAGTCCCAAAGGTAAGGCACTCATCGTGGCACCATTATCAGTGGCACGTAACGTGTGGGAACAAGAAACTAAAAAGTGGGAGCATCTTAAACACTTGAGTGTATCCAAGATACTGGGCACAGAGGATCAACGCCTCGACGCACTCAAGAAAGACGCAGACATCTACGTCATCAACAACGAGAACCTAGTGTGGTTGTTTGAACAAGAGGGTACGCTCACTAAGTTTGACTACCTCGTCATCGATGAGAGTTCGAAGTTTAAAGACCCATCAACAAAAAGATTTAAAGCGTTGAAGAAAGCGCTACGTAACTTCAAGCGTCGTATCATAGCCACAGGCACACCAACGCCACAAAGCCTCCAAGACATCTGGTCACAGGTAGGCATACTGGACCTAGGTGAGCGACTAGGCACATCACTAACTAAGTTCAGAGACACATACTTAGAGCCAGATCAACGCAACAGGCACACCCACGTTGTGTATAACTGGAGGCTCAAAGAGGGCGCAGAGGTAGAGATCAAAGGGCGCATCAAGGACATCTGTTACTCCATGAAGGCAGAGGACTACCTCACCTTACCAGAAAGAACATCGACGTACCACAACATTGAAATGCCCCTCAACATAAAAGCTAAGTACGACACGTTGCGTAAAGACATGGTGTTAGAGACCGAGAACGATACCATCACAGCAGTGAGCGCCGCGGCTCTCTCAAACAAATTACTACAATTCTCATCAGGTTCATTGTACGTTGAGAATGGCGACGCGGTAGAGCAACACTCATTGAAACTAGACTACCTCGAAGACATGTTGGACGAGAACGTGCCTACGTTACTTTTCTACCACTTCAAGTCTAGCCTCGCGTCCTTACAGAAAAGATTCCCGCATGCCGTGGTGTTAGATAACAAACCTGAAACCATAGCTAAGTGGCAGAAGGGCGAGATCAAACTGCTACTGGCCCACCCACAATCATCAGGCATGGGCATCAACCTACAATGTAACACCGCCGAGGTGGCGCATATTATATGGTACGATCTACCTTGGTCATCAGAGAACTACATACAGGCCAATGCACGGATCCATAGACAAGGCCAGACAAAACCTGTCATTATCCATCACTTGTGTTTAATGAACTCGATAGACTGGCACGTTGTCAAGGTGCTAGAGGGTAAAATAAATCTTCAAGAAGCTGTCTTAAATTCCTTAAATTTTGCATTAGTATAGTACCTATGAAAAAAATTATAATGTCCAAACATATTGTTTTTGCCACCGTGCCACGATTGTCTGACGAAGACCCCGACCCAATGGAAAGGGATGATAGCAGGGAGGCAAATTACGCCGCGACTCAGCCAGACGGATGGTTGCCATGGTCAGCAGAAGACTTGGAGGACATTAGAAGAATTGTGAACGAGCACCTAGACCCAAAAGAACAATTCATCATCGAAGCGTTTTTAGATGGTCTCAACTACACAGATATATCTGTCACCGAGAAATACTGGCGGTATCATTTAGCAAAGAGTATAGAGATTATTAAAAGGGAGCTAGGACTATGAAGCACGATGCAGTAAATCACCCGACGCACTATACGGCTCACCCGAGCGGTATCGAGTGTATTCAGGTGACAGAACATATGTCATTTTGTTTAGGGAACGCGATCAAGTACATATGGCGCGCAGACCTTAAACATGATGCCATAGAAGATTTAGAAAAAGCAGTATGGTACATTCAACGAGAACTACAAAGGAGAAAAGCATGGCAGAAGAAAAAGAAGTAAAGCAGTCAACAGAAGAAGAGATCATTGGTGAGTCAATCATCAAGCTAGAACTTACAGTGAACAATGTTAATACATTGCTCAACGTATTAGGTCAAGCGCCATTCGTAGCATCGGCTAATCTTATCAACACGATCCAAACCCAAGGCGTTCCTCAACTACAGGAAATCCAAAAGGCCATGGCATCTGTAGCTGCGGCTGAAAAGAAAGACGCATAATGGCGGGCAGTGACTTACTCAATAAGATGATGGAGTCAGGCGGCATGTCTAACGCTGAGGCTATCGAAAAGAAACGCCAAGAGTTAGCGGCCGCAGTCACCCGTGTCGTCATCAACGAAGCTATGGCAGAAATGCGTGCCAGAAAAGCTGAGATTGAAAGGATGACAGTCAAGACTGATGATGGGGCGGAAAAGCAGTGATTTGTGCATTAGTAGATATAGGGGGAGCTATATCTACTAAAAGGCACTTTAATGACCGCTAAATTAAATTTACTATTTGCGACAATGCTATATTTATCTAGCGCTGTCTCAGCAGAACTTCCAGATCCAAAGCAAACTGTTGGTGCAGTACGTAATGTATCAGTAACAGAATTATGCACAACATCAACAACTTTAGTACGCAACGTACCTGATTCAGAAAAGAACTTAGTATTCCATAATTATGGATTAAAAGGTAATGATAGATCAGTATGTAAAGAAGGATATGAGATAGATCACTTAATTAGTTTAGAACTTGGTGGAGATAATAGCCCAACTAATTTATGGCCACAAAGCTATTGTGGTAAAAACAACGCTCATGATAAAGATAAGTTAGAGAACGAACTTCATCGTAGAGTGTGTAAAGGACAAATGAAACTCATCGACGCTCAGTCATGCATTAAGACTGATTGGATTACATGTTACACCAAAACATTTAATAAATAGGAATACTATGGCTCAGCCTACAAATAAAAAGTTTAAGTTTACAGAAGAGCACGCTAAGATCATTATTGATTTAGGTAAGCAAGGTGCATCTCAAAAGTCTATGTATGCTGCAATTGGCATTAGTAAATCGACAGCTCTTAAACTTAAGAAAGAAGATCCAGTATTTGCTGAGACTATGGACTTAGCAACAACCTACGGCCAATCATACTGGGAAATGATGATGTTGGCGAACATTGAGAATAAAGCTTTCAACTCACGCGTTGCTGAGATCGCCCTCCGTGGTCAATATCCCGAAGATTATAAAGATTCAAGAGAACAAAAAGTAGACCTTAAGGCAGAAGTCGTGGTAGACTTCGGTGGTGAGGTTGCTAAACTCATAGAAGCACTTAAAGAAGCTAACTAGATTATTCATCTGATAGGGGGAGCTATCCATGAAAACATGCACAAAGTGTGGCGTCGAAAAGCCGCGCACAGAATTCTACGACCATCCAAAAAATAAAACTGGCAAACAATCTCGTTGCAAGATCTGCACTGTATTAGCGGGGCGCGAGAGTCAATGTCGTATCAACTACAACATGTCTTTGCAAGATAAAGAAGATATGATCAAAGCGCAGGGTAATCAATGCGCTATCTGTGGCTACTACTTCCAAAAAGGAAAAGAGAAACACGTCCACGTTGACCACTGCCATGACACTTTAAAAGTCCGAGGTATCCTTTGCTCATATTGTAATACTGGCATTGGGCTTTTGAAAAATTCGCCCGAAATTATGCAAAATGCCATTAAATATATTCAAAATAGTTTAAAATAAATCGTCAAAGTTTGCATTAGTATATGTAACTTCGACGAATTATAGGACTATTATGACAGCGCACGCAATTCTATCAGCCTCCGGATCAAAACGTTGGCTATCTTGTACTCCATCAGCAAGACTTGAAGCAACTCTACCAGACCCTCAGAAGAACAACACTGGGTTTGACTTCTCAAAAGAAGGTACAACAGCACATACACTCGCTGAGATAAAGCTACGTCATCACTATAATCAGATCGACACAGAAGAATATAAACGTGAATTAGAGATCATCAAACTCACACAGTACTACAATGAAGAGTTTGAATCATACGTAGATAACTACGTGCTATATGTAAGATCACAAATTGGTGACAATGATAAACCACTCTTTGAACAGAAGGTAGACTTCTCTGACTGGGTGCCAGACGGATTCGGAACTGCTGACGTTGTGGTATTGAGTAAGCATTCAATCCACGTCATCGATTTAAAATTTGGAAGAGGCATTCCAGTGGGTGCCAAAGATAACTCTCAGCTCAGATTGTATGCGCTCGGTGCATGGAGTAAGTTTAAAGATGAGTATCCAGAGATCACAGAGGTTAAGTATACAATTCATCAACCTCGTTTAGAGAGCATCACATCAGATGGCACAACAGTACACAAGCTAGTTGACTGGGCTAACTACTACGTCAAACCAAAAGCTAAGAAAGCTTGGAGCGGTTCAGGTGAATTTATTCCTGGTGATTGGTGCCAATTCTGTAAAGCAAAAGCACAGTGCCGCGCACGCGCTGACTTTAACACAGAGCTTGCGGCTTCTGAATTCAGAGAGCCACCGTTACTATCACAACAGGAACTACAAAACGTGCTTGCTAAAGCACAGGACTTACGTTCATGGGTGAGCGATGTTGAAGAGTATGCACTTAACGAAGCAGTAACAAAGAACGTTATCCCAACCGGATACAAGCTCACTACTTCGGTAACTCATAGGAAGATCACAGACAGCCAACTTGCAGCTCAGGTATTAAAAGAGCGCGGTATTCCCGAAACACAAATTTGGGAACCTGTCAAGATGAAATCAATCGCATCACTAGAAAAACTTGC